TCATAGTGATCTGCGCCTTGTCTTTTTCGCTAACCATCGCCGGTTCTCACCTTCCTTTATAATTCGCATTGGGCAGTAGCAGTAAGCATCGCACAAAGCTCCTCCTGTTTTTTTGCCCCCAAAAGCTTGTGCAGATCATAAAAATTGAAGGGATCAAGCCCGGTAAATTCCCGAACCTTCCCAAGATGATAAACCACCGTGTTCCTGTGAAGAAATAAGCGCCGTGAGCAAACAGCAATGTTCATGTTGCTCTCGGCAAATGTGATCACGCATTCCCAGTCGATCTCTTTTAGCTTTTTCAAGCCCTTCATCTCCCCTCTTCGGCAGGGCAGTGCCGTTGAATGTGCCTTTCGTCATCGCCTTGTGTCGCCATAGGAATATGGTTATTGCCGAATCCGAGGGGATCCTTGGTAAACTCCCGAATGTAAAGAGCCGTCATCATAGGGCTGAAGCTTATAATAACGTAAGAACTCTTGCAGTATTCCCGGTCGCAAAGTATGTAGTCTATGCGAACAAGACAGGATCTTCCGGTATAGCACTTTCTCTCAGCATCATATTCGTTAAGCGCGAGAAGATCTCCCACTTGGAAGGGCCTGTCGCATTTCCTAACTTCAAATTTCTTCTTGCCGGAGATAACAGCCTCAAAGAACTCCGGCAATGTCTTTAGCGCGTGTATCATGTTTCTTTCCTTTCTCCATAGCTGCAATAGTCATTCGGCGCCATACCGTCAGTCATAAAGTAGTCGCATACAATGTCGGTGTAATCTGTAATATCGTTTTCATCGTGATTCCAGTTTGCAACATTGTGATTGCACTTTCGGCATCTCATAACCTCTGCAACGTCTATCTCAGCCAACGCAGCTATTCGTGCAATAGCTTCCTCCGATGTATGCCCGTCCCATTTTGGCGCTTTATCAAGTTCTTTCACTTTGAACATATCCCAATAGGGATCAATATCATAATGGTATGTTGCCTGTCCGTAAGGTGTATCTATACCGACAATGAACATACCTTCGTACATATCACCCGTATCGTGAAGCTTGCTTTTCCACGCTCTTTTACGAAATATATTACAGATAACGGAGAAGAGCATAGCCCTGTGATGATAAAGCTCGTTGAACGTGTGATAACCGTCCGACAGATCTCCGATGCCGCTCTCAGGCACCTCAACCACATCGGCGGCAGGAGCATCCTTCAAAGCCTTTTCATACCTCTCAAGCAGATTCAGGTACCTTTCATACAAGGCTGAGTATTTGTTCTTCAACTCTTGTGCTTCAGCTTTTGCGGCAATAGCAGCCTTTTCAGCGCTGTGATACGCATCAATAACCCCTGCTTCTCTTTGGAGAATGAGCTTTATTTCATCATGAAGACTCTCGATTTCCTCATCCTTCTCCCGAAGCTTCTTTATAAGTATAAACATATCAGCTACCTTCCACCTCACAGTCTGTCATCCTCGCTACCACCGCCGAGTTCTTACCATCGACGGGGACGAGGAAAAGGGCATTCTTATAGCCTTTGTCGTAATAGGTCTGAATATGATCTATGAAATATCCGTATTGTTTATAAACAACAACAGCCTTTTCCTTCAGAGCCTTCTTAGCTTCCTCGATCGTCATTTTACCCAATCGTCCTCCTTTTTTATAGAGCCGGTAAACAGGGAATATATTACGTCTCGGAGCATATTTGGTATATCAGCTTTCAGCATATCCACACTGACAAACGGCTCAGATAAATACCGAACAGAGCCGTATTGATTCCCGAAGTATGTAAACTTGAGCCCGATCGAGGATCCTATATTTTGCCCATCCTCGGTTGCTTTTCCGAAAGGATAGCACTCCTTAATAATCAGTTTGATATCGCAGGGCGCCTCTCCCTTAATTCTGATGTCTTTTAAAAACTGAGCAGGCACGTTAAACCCCGTGCATCCTCCGCCGAACATCTGCCCGAAAGTCTGCATACCCGTAAGCTTGCATTGACTGCATCCATCATGTCCCTCATGCTCCCGGTCATAATTGCAGCACTTTTCGCACCAGTATTTTTCACGATTCTCAGGCAGTATCCACGATTCATTTATGCGTTTCATTTCTCAACTTCTCCAACCATCACTTTTCACTTTTCATTCTTCACTGAGCGACGATGTCGCTCACATATCTCTCCGGCGCAGGCAGCATAGCCTGCAATGTCAACGAAGGTGTCAACGGTCGGACGATCCGCCGTAATATACCGCGCTATCTTAAAAAGCATCATCATCACGGCAACGTCCTCAGCCGTGATGGAAACGCCGGCGCCGTATTCAACACAGCGATCGATAAGGATTTCTGCCAGTATTCTGCAATACACGAAAAATTGTCCTCAGGCTCCCCGTATTGCTCGTTGCGATCAGTGCATACGCACTTGATAGCCTCCCTGAGTATCTCCTCGCGCAAGGTCCCCAAACGTTCGGAGATCCCTGCTTCAGCCTGTGTTTTGCCTTCCCTTGCGAGGGAAGGGGGACCGCTTGCGGTGGAAGAGTAGTCATCGCCGACCACACGCTCCTCCTTCCCCTCAACCGTATCAAGAAGCCAGTTGAGTATCGCTGTCACGCAAGCCCCCCTCGGGATGATCCTTGCATCCTCCGCCCTCTATGAAATATTCACAGAAGGCGGGACTGCACGAGCCGCAAAAAAAGTCCTCATAATTATCGAGGAACTCCGCAAACTCCCCTGGCTCCATCGCCGTAATTTTCTGATATCTATTCATGATTTTTCCTTTCTTTCACCACTTCCCGTGGGATAACATATATGCAACTTTCTTTTTGTGAGCCTTGCGGCGGTCCTCAATGCAACGCTGACAGTATAAAGAGGTCTCTCTCATATAGAACGTAGCGCCGCAACGCTTGCAGGCCTGCGGTTTTATGCGCTCAAACGACGTGCAAACGTCACAGTTTTCTTCGCATTTCGTACAACCTTGAACATCGTCCCAATGTTGGCACATATCCTTTTGCCAAAATTCCGAGAACTCTTCGCTCACTCCGGAGAGCTGCTTCATCCGTCCTTTCAGAAGTCCGCAAAGATACGAAAGACTTTCCTTAGTGCATTCTCGTTCTTCGCAGTCCATTACATTTTTGTGCTTCAGCTTGCGCGGCGGGCGTCCGTCACCAAAGGAACCCTCTCCCATAAGACGTCTTGCGTTGTCAAGGCTTTCCGAAAGGTAGCAGCTGTATACCTTACCGCGTATCGCTTTGGCGCTCTTTCCGATATTCAACGATAAAGTTTCATAATTCTCACCTTTTTTGATCCCATCGGTAAGAAGCTTGAGCTCGCCGTCAGTCCATTTCACTGTGTTGTCAGCCTTGAGGGGTCGATCGGGAACACCGAGGTCTTTAAGCCTGCGCTGTATCGCACCTTCGCTTCTGTGTAAGATCCTGGAGATATCCATATAAGAATAACGTTGCTGTCGCACAAGCATAAGAAGATGATCGTCTTCCGAAGCTGTCCAGTTGATGTTGTGAGGCTTTATCATTCCTCTTCGCTGTTTGTCCGAGTGACGCTTTTGCTTCACCCATTCAGGCTCCGGCCCAAGTGCAAAGGGCATAAGACGTGAAAAATCAAAGAAGTGAGCATTATTTTCAGCAAACGTCCAAAATTTCTCAATATCTACCATTGCAACACGTTTTTTAATGATGGTCTGATGCTTAATAGGAAGCCCCATCCTCTTAAGCCTTGGAACGTCGTAACTGTAACCCAGACCGAGTTCCTGTATCAAGGTATTAAGCGTTATGTACTCACCGGAAGCTATCAGATCGGGCAAACCAAGCCGTTGGCGCATAATTTTAATGCCCTCAATGCTTCTGTTAAAACGCTTCGCCATCGTGGGTAGGGAATACTGTCCCCATTCCTCGCAAAGGCGTTCTTTTTCTTCCTTAGTCCAGTTTCGTGCTTGTCCCATTGTCAGGATCCTTTATGTGAAAACACCTCATGCGTTCCGTCCTGCAGAGCCTTCTCCTCGTCAGACATTTCATAACCGAGCGAGCAAAGCCAAGCGTAAAGAGCATCAAGCATAGTGTTCTTAGAATGAACGGGAAACTCCCTGCGATACCCGCCCGAATAACCGATGCTTTCCTTGTCACCAAACGCCGCATAAATTATCT